CGCATCCTTTAAACCTAGCAGCCAGTTGGTGTACACATTTGGCACGTGATCTTGGCCGGACATTGGTTTGTGATGCAGAGTCATCTAGTAGTAACGATCGAATCATTAGAACCACACGTGAATGGATCACCAACAATCCTGATCAGTTGCACAATGTATTCATGATCATACAATGGACCACTTGGGAACGAGAAGAATGGTTGCACCGTGACAAATGGTATCAGGTCAATTCATCGGGAGCGGATTGGGTACCACGAGAACTACAACAGCGGTATAAGCAGTTTGTGGTCGATGTAGATTGGACGGCAAAAACTCAAGAATGTCATGAAAAGATTTGGACATTGCATACTGAACTGAAAAGTTTGAACATTGCCCACTTGTTTTACAGTGGGCACAGCACTTTCAGTGATGTTCAAAATCAACATATTTGGGGTACCAGTTACATGTATCCTTACAATCAACAGGGTTCTTATAATGCTATTTTACAACAAAACGGGCATGTGCCTACAAAATGGTACCATTTTGATGCCAAAGGCCATTGCTTTTGGGCCAAGTATGTGTTACAATACATCAAACAACACAACTTGGTAACACACAATGCGCTATCTACTGATTGACACCAGCAACATGTTCTTCCGTGCGCGGCACCAAGCACATCGTGCTGCAGACACATGGACCAAATTGGGGTTTGCACTGCACCTTACGCTGATGAGTGCAAACAAAGTGGCACGTGATTTGGGTGCTGATCATGTGGTATTCGCACTAGAGGGTCGCTCGTGGCGCAAAGATTATTACCGACCCTACAAAGCAAATCGTGCTGTAGCACGTGGACAAATGAGTGAATCAGAAGCAGAAGAGGACAAACTGTTCTGGGAGACGTATGATGAGCTGACTAAATACTTGTCTACAAAGACCAACTGTAGTGTGATACGTTGTGCCACAGCAGAAGCAGATGATATCATTGCACGTTGGATTGCTTTACACCCCCAAGACGAACACGTTATTGTCAGTTCAGATTCTGACTTTGTGCAGTTGATTGCACCCAATGTAAAATTGTACAATGGCATCAACGATCACTTGTTTAGTGTTGCTGGTGTTACAGACGCAAAAGGCAAAAACTTGGCATTCACTATTGAAAGCAACTCAAAGATCAAGGTTGGCAAAGCCGATGCTAACTTTGTGCCACCTGTGGATTATCAGAAGTGGGTGTTGTTTTTGAAGTGCATGCGTGGTGATCCTGGTGACAATGTGTTTTCGGCTTACCCTGGTGTGCGTGTGAAAGGCACCAAGAATCAAGTGGGTCTTACGGAAGCATTTGAAGATCGTGATCGTCGAGGCTATGCCTGGAACAATCTCATGTTGCAACGTTGGTCTGATCATGAACAGGCCGAGCACAAGGTGTTGGAAGATTATGAACGCAATCGTACCCTGATTGATCTTACTGCACAGCCCAATAGCATCAAAGCAACAGTAGATGAAGCCATACGTGAGCAGATTAGCCACAAAGATGTGGGCATGGTAGGTGCGCACTTTTTACGATTCTGTGGCAAATACGAACTCACCAAACTCAGCGACTATTCAGATGCAATTGGTCGCTGGTTGAATCAAACATACAAAGGAGTATTAGATGATCGAAGCCAAACCCATAGTGGATAAAAAGTATTGGATATTGAAACAAGATGATCGCAAGGTAGGTGTGGTAGAAGCCGCAGACGATGGCTACACTGTGCGTATCAATGATCAAGTTGGCAAATTCAAAACCATTCCCATGGTGCGTAAGAAAGTGGACATTGAATTTGTACCGCCAGAAAAGACCACCAAACCTGCACCAGATCAAGTGCATGGATTCGAAACAGGATGCAGAGCATTCAATCCCATGTGGGACGTCAAACATCGATTACCATTGTTCACTAAAGAAAACAAAAGCAAATCATGGTACGCCGCAGGTTGGTATGCTGTGAAACAACATCGTAGTTGGAAACTGCTTCGCAACCCAAAATTAATTGTGTTGGAACGTTATCAATATCAAGGACCATTTCATACTCAGGAGGCAGCACGTGACAAATCCCTTTCGTGATCAAGAGAAGTTTATGCGGGCTTGCGACCAGTCGGTGGACGCAATGAATGAATCTCAGTACACTATGTACAAGAGTTTGATTGAAGAAGAATTTCGTGAGTTGCAAGAAGCACACGACATGGAAGCAGAACTGGATGCATTGATTGATATCCTTGTGGTCACAATCGGTGCAATACACTCGGCAGGATTTGATGGCGAAGGTGCCTGGCGAGAAGTCATGAGCACCAACTTTGCTAAGATTGATAGAGAAACTGGCAAGGTCCGCAAGCGTGAGGATGGCAAAGTACTCAAGCCCACAGGTTGGCATCCGCCTGTACTGTATCCTTATCTACTTAAAAAATGAGTCTGCACATACATCGTTTTGTGGACTCAATCAAGGCACACGAAGCACGTGGCCAAAAGGACTTCATGATGAGCATGCGTGATGCCAAAGACCTACACGCTGACATTACTAAACTGTTGATTACATTGGAACAAATGCGAACACAGCAAACACGTGGCGCAGAAGTTGTAGAAGTGCAGATCACTGGAGGTAGTTTTAAATCTGCATAGTTATTGGCATAAATAAACGCGGAGTTTAATATGTCAAGACCAAAGCCAACAGTGCTGATTGAGCACACCAACAAACAAACCTACAAGACAGAACAAGTACTGGCCTCAGAAGGTGTGTGGGCTGTGTTCTTTGACTCCAAGCCCATTAACTTAAAGACCAGCAACTTGCTCACACAGTTTCCTGGTCCCAAGTACAAAAAGGTATCGTTCTCCAACCCCGGACACGCTATCAATCTTGCCCGAAAACTCAACACACAATTCCGAACAGACAAGTTCTCAGTTGTGCTGTTAACGCAAGGGGATAAGATCTATCCCAATGTTCAATAAACTTGCTCTCACGCAGGAACTGATAACACGCTATCCTGATGCACCGCCTCTTGATGAAGCCATGTCTACTTGGTGGCAGAACATCAGAGATGATGGCGGGTTGAGACTTACCTACGAAGGTTTCTATGTGTTTGAAAACCTGCTGGAACTTAGCAGTTACACATTTGACCTGCCAGAGAAATTGCTCACACCCAAAAACTTGATTGCACTAGATCGTCGTATGACCTGTCCATACTACATGGTCAACAACCGCAAACTCAACAAACTTGTGATGTTTGGCAGCAAAGAAGCCATGATGGCAGTGTTGCATGGGGACATGCAAAGATTCATCACAAGTTTAAGTTACTGATATCACGCTGGAATCGCAGTTCCATTATGGTGGCAAAATCATCTAACAAGAATTCACGTTGAGCACGTAGTCGTTCTTGATACGGTGCTAGATCAATTTTGCCCAGTATAAGATCTTGATTCAACCACACAGCCTGTTCTGCACGAACTTCATTGGGCATGTTGTCATAACTGACATCTACCAAGTCTGAGAACATGTCAAAGCCTAGTTCTCGACAGTGTTGCACAATGCCCTGATGCCCGACCAAGATAGGTATTTGTTCGGCGGCCATGGCCAACAAAGTTTTCTCTGATATGATTCCTGGTGCAGTGGCATACTCGGTTTCTGTCACAATGTTCACAGCTGAGGTGCTGTACACATACGCCAAGTTTATAAAGTTATCAACATTGTTGTAGGTATATTGAGTGTAGTCATGCTGTGGCAAGCGTATGCGATTGTGATAACTCAACACACCATCTGACCAACCTTGCAAGGTTTGCACCACTCTGTTTCTGTGATCGCACATGCGTCCATTCAAACACTGCCAGGCTTGAGTTTTAGGTTGATTGATAATGTGCTGCCATTCCGGCCAACGTTGATACAACTGGTTGGCAAGATCGTAGTTGTGATTGCTGAACTCAACTAGTCGAATAGGGCCTGTGTATATTCGATCCAATCCGTGATTCCAATATGTCACAACCACACGGTCAGCACGTGATCCATAACGCTGTTCTATTTGTTCAAGTTCCAGCACACGACCGTGCTGTATGTTTACCAAGTCCTGAAAATGCAACAACAAGACGTCTGTGTCAAAGTCAGGCAATCGCAGACTCCACCCTGTGTGAGGCGAGCGGGCACTTTCAAAACAATGATAAACAGGGGTAAATGATACCCCTTTATTGGTCAACTGTTGGGCAAACAAAGCACTGTAATCCATGGCGTATTTACAACAGTCAAAAGGTAGTACTTTTGTAGTACTACTTTTCGGTTGACCGAATATGCCCGAAATGCTATAATACACACATGATGAGAAAGAAACGCACTGATCGAACCCACATTGTGTACATGATCCAAATTGGATTAGAGTACTACATTGGTATTACCGCTAAAACTCAGCGTACAATCAACATGTCTATTCGTAGCCGTGTAAACAAACACATCTACCGTAGCCGCACTGAAGACAAGAGCTGGAACCTGTACGAAGCAATTCGTGCCGCAGGCGAAGCCGCTGTTAACTATGCAATCGTGGACATTGTGCGTGGCAAAGATGTTGCACACAAGTTAGAACGCGAGTTAATACAAAAGTACACACCTGCGTTGAACACTGATGTGCGTGTGAAATCGGTTGCCCAATAATGGGCAAACTGTTATAATAGTGGCATACAAAGCAAAAAGGAGTCAGCAATGGAACAGTTGAAATCTTGGGAAGACATGACGGATCTTGAACAAGCCCAATGCACTTATTGGGACATGTACAAGGATGCCTATGGCCATCGTCCCCGCGGTGTTGACACCAGCGGCTGGACCCTTGCAGACTTTGAAATGGAGTTTGCAAGCCTGGGCTCTGTTATCCAGCGTGAAGAGGCTGACCGCAAGACTGCTGAAGCTGAAGCCATTGTGAAGTTTGAAGACCGTGTGACCAGCCTCATGCACAC